ATCAGTGGCCCCATCGGCCGGAACGTCAATAAACTCAACGGTTTCCGCCTCATCGCTTTCGAGCTGGTCGCACACTGGTCGCAATATGCGCGACCTGGCCTCGCTTAATGCGCTTGCCACGTCGACTGTCTGCGTCACGTTGATGTCGATTCGATCACTAAACGTTTTAGGGTCTAGCTTTGCTGTTCGCCACTGGCGCGCCTGGATGCGATTGCGGGCCCGTTGCGGGTCTGGGTCGGTGTCCGCTATCTGCACTATTTCATCCGCCATCAATTCAGCGCGGAAATGCCGGGCCCGCGTGTATGCGTCAAACAGCTCTGGGGTACTGTTCAGCACGTTATAGAACAAAGCTGGGTGCATCCCCAGGTCGCGCAAGCAGTCCGCAACGTGTCCGCCAGCGTAGACCGTGTTTATAACGGTTTCGGCGGCTTTTCGCCTTTCTTCATTACGTTTCGATATAACGTCATCTGTCATAGGGCGAATTCTATGTTCATGGTGCGGAAACCGCAACAAAACGACAATTCCTAAATATTATGTTGCGTTTTTCGGAACATGTGCTAATCTTCACATCATGTTGTGCATTCCGCACGACGACAAACGGGGCCCAAAATGAACAAATACCTAGCCTTCGCGCTGTACCTGGTCGCGTCGATCCTATTGGTTAGCCTGACACTATCGTTAGGCCCCATGCCGGTGGCGGATGTGCCGGGCCTGTTCTGGCCGCCGCTTGCCGTGCTGTTCGTTCTGAAGTTTTACGGGATGCACCAACTTCTTAAATAGGCCCGGCCAAATCACGGCCGCATAATTGAGAAATTCACACTTTAAAGGGAAAAACAAAATGAACATAAATCACCTGGCGCTATCCTGGAGCACGTCGCGCGGCGCCGAAACCTACGGCTACAACATCTGCAGGCTGGACGATCGCGCCACCGACAAACGCTATAAATGCCTGGGCGGCGGTTATGACATGGTTGGAACGGTTTTCGGTGACTGGTTGCAGGACCAATATCAAGCGCGGCTTTTGACTATCGGCGCCAGGGCCCACAGTGTTTGGAAGCGCACAGGCTTGAGCGCCGAACGTGGGGGCGAACCGCCGGCCGATTCACTGTACGGCATGGCGGCGGAATTTAAAGCGAACGACCCCCCCGACCAGCTCAATAAGGTGTCACTCGACGGCGCCTGCGGTATTGGATCGATGATCCGCATTGCAGAGGCAATCGGGTTAGAAGTGCAGAGAGAAGGCGACCGAAAAGGCCGGACTATCGGTTTCTACATTCAGGACACCCAGGCTTAAAACCTCATCCCCATGGGCGCCATTAGTGCGCCTATCAGAATGACGTTTTCTCAACCCGAAAGGAAAAACACAATGTTCGCTCACAAATGGCAATTGCGGCCCCGGGATTGAACCGGCCCGATTTTTCGGACGGTTTTACCTTTTCTTAACTTTTGGGAGTTTTCGATGCAAGTTCGAACTTTTATAGGCGCCAATGCCTACGCATGTATCACCGTGCCGGGCCGCTCGCTTGATGTTTTGCTGTCGCCGGGTAAATCGGCAAGCGCGTCCTTGCGGGAGTCGGCCGCTGAAATGCAAGAACAGGCCGCACGACTCATCGCGCGCGCTGAACTGATCGCACAGGCCGCGGATGTGATCACGCCATGAACGAACAATCCCTAATCCGAAAGGCAACCCGGCTTTTCCCCATCCTGCCCAGCACGCCAGTCAAAGCAGTAAGGCACGCCCGGCGTGCTTGGGTCCGTAGTGCGCTGTATCTGCAGGCCCGGCCGCCGGTTCGCGGGTTCTGGCGCCATATCCTGATTAACGATTGAAGGGGCATGAAATGAAAGACAAACGTATTTCGACGTATATGGCTAACCTCACCCGGGCCGCGCGGTCTACCCCGGCGGTCAAAGTGCCGGTAACCGGGCCGGACGGCATTTACATGGGTTTTTCCCTGGCATTGCCTTATTCGGTTTTGGCGCGTGAGTACGAATTCACGATCGGGCCGTGTGTTTTCAATGTCACGAATCGGGGCCGGCCGCGTTGCCAGCTCAAGTCTGGCACGATCCCGGCGTCCTGGTTGATCGATATATCCGGCGAATGCCTGGACGCGGCCGAAGATGTGGACCAAGGCGAATTGGCGGGGGCTTAATCATGCGAGTAACTTTCATTCTGAAACACTTGACCGAAGCGTTTTTTGCCGGCCACGGTGAATCGATCCGCGGCCTGGACAACATGCCGGACCGCGAGAAATTCGACTACCTGGCCAAGTATTCGAAAAACGGCACGGGCTCCGTATCCATGAAAATCGGTTCCGGGCAATTCCGGGACGCGGTAGACCTTAATGCGCTACTGCGAAAACCCGTTACCGTTGCTTATAAGTTAGAACCGCGGAAAGGTTACCGCTTGGCTACGTTCGAACTGGCGGCGCAACCATGAAACGCAAAAACTACCTGGTCACTTCGGACGCCGGACACCACGTCATAAAACACGCCTGGAATTCTGCCATCCGGGAAACCGCGGCGCTTACCCTGGCGGCGGCCCGGCAGGAGCGGACAACATACGAGCTGGTCGAAAGCGTATCGAACCGGGATCCGGACGGCTGGGATTTTGCCAACGGCGCGCGAACCTGGCGCCGCACGGATGGTGGTAAGGCAATCAAGTACACCATCGAACGGCAAGCCTGAAACCTGCAGCGCAAAACTTAGCCCGGCCGTAGTGCCGGGTTTTTTGTGCCTTAAATCGGGCCCTGGCGGCGTTTTCGGGGTTTGAAGCCACTACCCCAGCGGCCCGGCGGATAAAACGTCCTGGCGGCCGCATTGCGCAGGCCGGCGGCGGGCACAAGGCCGCATTGCGCAGGCCGGCGGCGGATATGCGGCCGGGTTACCCATCGGGCCAACTCTGCCGGCCCCATGGCCAGCTCAGACGGACCCGATCGGCCGCCACTCGACCACGCCCCAAACACCCGCCCAGCGCAAAACAACAAAACCAAACTGGGGTGGCGCGATTTCCCAAAACCGTTTTTCGCCCTCAATTTCCAGCCTTTCGAACATCAGGCCCGTTTTCCCTTCCGAACTGGAGAAAACCCCGAAGTGGAGCAGATATTGGATTGAATTTTTTTCGATTCCTCATAGGGGGAACTGCATGTATGTCCACTTACTCCTTTAAGTCCAATAGAAAATAGACATCTGGAGTTGGGTAGTTGGGTTTTTGTGTTTGTGCGGTTGCCGTGGTGTCTACAACTACCCGCCAGCAGGAATTTTTTTTACGTGGATAAAGTGGCGTTTTGGAGTTTTTTAGCTAACCCGTTGATTACAAACGTTTTTCACCCCCATTAATTATCCACTGGCCGCTCTCGTTTCCAGTTACATTGAGATTTCCTCACCATTGCTTGCGATGCAAGGCTAATTGCGATATTCTCAATTCATAGTTAGCCCGTTATCACGTTTCTCACGAGGAAAACCCATGTTTGACATCAAATCCGGCGATGGCGCAGTCCCTGGCCAAGCCCGCGGCGGGAAAACCCGCTATCCGTTCGACAAGCTGCAGCCCGGCGCATACTTCGAGGCGCCGCTGTACGACCGTGTCAAAGTGCAAAGTGCCTGCCAGTACCATGGCCGCAAGCTCAACATCAAGTTTGCGGTGCGCCGCGTTGGCGCGCTGGTCCGTATCTATCGTGTTGTGGAAGGCGCGACCGATGAGGAATAGACCCGCCGGCCGGTGGCCCTCCTACCCGTTCCATGTTTTGGCCGCGCGGGGCGACACGTTCGAAATGCCCGTGGAGATGCTGTCTAGCCTACGGCGCGCGGCTAAGCGGCGTGGCAGGGAAACGGGCATAAAGTACGTCGTGGAAACGCTGGGCGAGCTGGCCCTGGTCACCCGACGATAGGCTTAACTTCACTGCCTCACCCAAATCACCGGTGACGCCGACCTGATGCGGCCTACATCCGACGCAGTCCCGTTCACCCCGATTAGGCGGTAGGTGCCTGGCTCGAATCCGTGCCGCAGCACTTTCACGAACTTTTCCCCGCTGCCCATGACTTCGACGACCGAAAACCTGCCGATCGCTTCGGGCATGACGTAGTCGACCGGCTTGTAGTAGGTCACCCAGCCGTCCCATGTGGTCCCCGACTGGTCGCGCAGGGCGACGGTCCCCGGTGGCACATCGGGCGGCATCGGGACGGTTTTCGGCCCCATGGCGGGGCCCTCAATAACGCGCCCGCCTTCCGTGATATAGCCTGCCACCGCGACCCGTTCGCCGGTACGATCGTCCTGCGACAGATCGACCCCCAGGTTGGCGAGCACATCATCTTTTGGCAGTCCGAGGATTTGGGCGAGCTGAATCGCTTCCTCGACCTTGATTTCCCGTAGGCCGCGCAACATCAAGCTAACCGCCGATGGGTCGATGCCAATTGCTTTGGCGAGTTTTCGCTGGCTGATCTGACGATCCTCCAACTGGTCTTTGAACCAACGGGTGTTGACCCCCCTCTTTCCCGCGGTGTGTATAACGTGGCCCATGATGGTGCCCCTTCGCTCATCCGATGTTTAGTTGATCGGATTATCCAACCTTGTTCCGAAAATTGCAACATAACTCCCCCTAATTGGTGCTAAACATTGCGTTTCATCAAAGCGCGGTGGTGATTCCGCAACGGCGGGGAGTGCCGATGCGCGAGTGGCAATGCCATATTTACACAAAATTGCCCGCCCGTGGCCCGGTAAAGCACGATCGTGCCAAAAAAATAGTTCTTGTTATGTTGCGATTTCCGCATTATGATGCCCACAGAACATTGACAGAACAGGGAGCAACGCCCAATGAAACACGCACTTACGCCCATCACGGCCCTCCGGGAGTCCTGAAGTGGGAATTTCCTTGTATGTCGACGAGCACAGCCAGGCTGGCCGGGTAATCAAGAAATTCGGCAATGCCCGCCGGCTGGCCGAGATGCTGACGTTAGCCACTGGCACGAAGGTCAACCCGTCCAGGGTGTACCGCTGGATGCATCCGCGGGAAAAGGGCGGCACTGGCGGATTGATCCCCAGCTCATCAATGGCCGCGGTACTAGCCTGCGCCCGGCTGGCGGGGATCGTGCTATCCGCCGATGAGTTGTACCCCAAAGCCCGGCCGGCGCCCGACCTGGATGTGTCTGCGGATCCGACTGTCGACAAGGTGGAGGCCCAATCGTGACTGCCGCATTCAAGGTTGGCGACGTGGCCACCGGCCAGGCGTTCGTCTACAACACCGAGTACAACGGCATGGACTGCGAAATCATCGCGCCCTTGGCGTCGTATTGGGCCAAGCACCCG